ATCGCCGTAAAAAATATTAGTAGCGTAGCCATACTGGATAGGCAACTGACGAGTTGATCCAGCAAAAACTTGTCCACCAATAAGATTTACAGGCTTTAGGCCGTAAGGGGCCGATACTGTAGGATATGCCATTTAAATCTCCGTTAAAAATTAAGCTGCCCCAGAACCGAAGCGTACCTCTGATTTTCTTTCAGAGAACTTCTGCATCCTAGGATCGTTGTCTCTCATAAAGGTATTGTCAACCGAGTCCATTTGGGCTTTAGTTTGCTTGGCGAAATAAGCATCTCGCTGGGAAATAAATTCCTCTGGAATACGGCATAACAATAAACCACCTACCTCGATGTTGCCTTTAAAGCGACCATCTTGGGTTTCGTGCATCATCAGTTCAGGATAATCCTCTGCTCTGCAGGGTTCATACCCTTCACGGAACTTAGAAGAAATATTGCTTGGGTCAGCAGCACCTAACATACTAATACGAACCCACCTGTGACTCCAGCCAGGGCGTGGCTCTGGTGCTGGTAATACATCTGGCGGACGCCACTCAGTTGGTCTAGCCATAGTCATTACTCGGCTATCTAATTCGCGGCTTAATCTATTTTGTTTATCAGACATTTTGTGACTCCAATTTCTTCGCTGCAATGGCGTATTGCTCCGGTGTAAGCCCAAGTTTCTTTGCTAACTGGACTTGGCTAGTTTTAAGTTTGATCCGATTGGGGGATGAACTACGAACTGCTGGTGCTACGATAGAAGCTGGTCTTTCGACTTGCTTCGGTGCTTCCTTTGCAGGTTCATTGGGTGCGTCCTCCTCGAAGTATTCGGGGAAGCGCTTGCGCATTGTTTTGTCCAATGCTGCGTAATATTCGTCAGACCCAATCACTACTCCGTTGCGTCTCAGCTTTTCGTGTAAGCCAAGAGTTGCTGCGGTCATCTCCTCGTCCTGTCCAAACCAAGGATTGCGTTGTTGCCACGCTCTAGCCTTGTAATCAGGTTCGGGAGCAGATTGTGTCTGTTCAGGTATGGTTTGTACACTATTTTCTTCAACTTGTAAAGAGGGCAAACGAAAATTCTTCGCTTGCATGATCTTTATGTTGGCTTCTTGCATCTTTTGCTGGGCTTCAATGATCTTGTCAGTGTCGCCCGCATCGTAGGCTTTGCGGTACTCATCCTGCGCTAAGCGCAGTTGTAGATCAGCAGAAGTTTTAAGAGTATCGACATATTCCTTCTCCCCGGTGGAGAGCATATGCTTGATCTTTTTATTCTCCTCCATTACCCGCTTGGCAAGCGCAATAGCTTCCTGCTGCTCTCTATAAGCGGCTTCTTTTGCCCTGCGCTCGTCATGCCAGACTTTACGCATTTGAAGCATTTTTTCTTTTACTTCGCCTTCGTATTTGTCTAGCTCGTCTTTGTCAAGTTTCTCGACAATTTGAGCAGGCATTGGGGTGCGGTTACGATCCTCTGGTGGGGTATCGTCCTCAAACTCTATCTCAAGTTTGGGTTCATCTAAGGGTTTATCCTTATCTATCTCGTCAGGAAATTTAAATTCCTCGCCTTGTGTTTCAGCCATATTTGCTCCTTATGATGCTCTTGAAATGCCTCTTGGATCTTCCACAACCGCTTGTACAGAGTCATCATTGATGATCCTGAATTCACGACCATGAATCTTCAGACGGGTGCCTGAATTGGGACGGACGATGACAAAATCACCTTCCTTGCACGACGGTCCGGTTGGGAACCTCGCTTTATCTTTGTAAGCATCGGGGCCTAATTTGACTACGAAAAGCACAGGAGTTAAAACTTCCTCATAATGCCTTGTTTGGTCGGACTTAATTAAACCTACTTCACTATCCGCGTACTCCACCATTGCTTCTGGAACAACAGTTAGTATATGGAATGTAGCTGGGTCTGGTAATTGTTTCGCTTTATCTACCGTATCTTTATTCAAGATACCTGACAAATCAACGGCTTGTACGTCGAATTCAGTCATCATCATTCTCCAAGTTTTGTTTCAGGTCTAGTACTAATCCTCGTGCAATGAGCAGACCCTTAATCTCACCGCAAAGACTCTTGTAATCTTCAAAACTTGTTGCTTTCCCAGAGCCTAAAAACTTTTGTAGGTATTCGACTCTTTCGTCCGTTTGTTGGACTAGGACTTCTAAATGTGTCATTCTTCACCTTGTGTTGGTTGATTTTGTGCCATTTGTTGCATGGCGTTTAATGCGTGCATTTCCTTTTCATGGTGTGCACTTTTATCTGAGGCAGATGCCTTATTACCTTCAAGCATGGCGGTTTTGATTCCGTCAGCGAAGATCTGTTTATGAGTTTGTCTAGCTTGGTGCTCATGCTCCGCCAATACTTTGGCTGAATCATGTTTAATATCTATAGCCTTGTTCTTGTGCTGTGTTTTGAGTTGCGCAGCAGTCTTGAGCGCGTCTACGTCTATTTGCTTGAGACTTGTCATAGTTTGTGCAGCGATGCGCTGCTGTTCGATACGTTGCTGATTTTGTTTGAGCGCGATATCGGCTTGGTCTTTTGCAGCCTTTTGTTGCTGGGCTTGCGCTTTGATCTGCAACTCTTGTTGTTGCATTTGTACCAGTGGGTCTTGGGCTTGTTGTTGAGCTTGTTGCTGAGCCACCTGCGCTTGGTTTTGTGAGAGCAGTTTTTGTGCGGCTTGGGCAAGTAGCGGAGCAAGTCTTGCTTCGACTTCTGGATTCATTGGGATATCTTCGCCTTCCGCATCCTTCTCGGCGGGTAGGGACATACCAAGTTGTTTCTCGATCTCGATTCTGTACTGGAAACCCAAGTGCTCGTTGATATGGTTCATCATAGCGGCTTGTAGCGCCTGTGCTTGTGGGTTGTTTTGCAGTAATTGTTGAATCTTCGGATCTTGCATTGCTGACATATGAACAGCAATATGGGCTTGGTGATCCTGATACAAGAACGCCTTGACGGGTTTGTTCATCAATATGTTCTGGTTTTCCGTTACAGGATCTGTGGGTTTTTGATCCCCATCCATTGGGACAAGCTTTTGGATGTTCTTAATCCCCAATACTTCTAGCATCTGGCGATGTAATAGTGGTATGTTGTAGATCTGTGGTGCGCCCTGTGCCAACTGTAATACCGCCTGGTATTGCACAATCTTTTGCGCCATTGTTGCTGCATTGGGGTCACTGACAGGGTGAATATCCACGCAGTCATAGTCAGATTTCTTAGCGCTACGGTCACCTTCTTCTGGCTCGTAGTCATAGTCTTCTGGCATGTAATCTTTAATAATCTCTTTAAGGAGAGCCAGCTCTTGCTTCATCGCATAATGAAGTCTTGCTTGAACCGCTGACATTACCTTAAGGGTACGTTCCAAAATAGCCAGTGTTGTACCAACTGGAGCTTGGCTTGACATATCGCTGATCTGAAGATCCGCAGTGTTTGCAAAGCGACGTCCGTCCTCAATGATCTGGTTCATCAAAGCAAGCAAAGTCTGGCTTGGCTCTTTGTAAGGTAGCGGCATGATATTGTCTTTCATCGAACCGCTTGGAACGTCTACGTCCCTGAACTCGCCCGGTGCTATGGGGGTGTCGTCACCCTTAACCCGCAGACCACGGGTTTTAAAGCCGCCTGGCAAATTAGCAAGAGAGCCTGCGTCAACCAGTTGTCTAAGTAGTGATGTGCCTGATTTAGCAAATGCACCAACCAAGTGGATCAGACCAAAGTGATAAAAGCCAAACCCTGGTATATACCCGTAGTGCACAAAGTGATTGCGCTTAGTAAATAGAGGATCTGTTTTTCTCCAATTGCGGCGAATTGCCAACACTGTAGCCGTAGCTTTGTCGATTGTGACGATGTAAGGCAATGCTATACCGGTCATCTCGTCGCTCTCGTCCACATGCTCAAACCCCTTGAGGTTTAGGTAGACGTTCATCTCTAGTATCTTGTGGCGCTCATCGCTTGTAGCTCTAAAGCCAAGCTTCTCAGCAATTTTCTTCTCCACCTCGTCCAGCACAATGTCTGGCTCACCAAGGTCTACATCTCTCCAAAAGCCAGAGTACTGCAGCCTTCTGACCTCGTTGCTGGTCTTGCGCATCACATGGGTTACGCGCTCAGCAGATTCCAAACTGGACGCACCATAAGGAACAACTAAATCTTCTGCAGGTACAAATATAGAAGTCTCACGACCCAAATGAGAATCATAGTACACCTTCTTAAAGCCATTACCAGATAAACCTACACCCCAAAGAAGCCTCTCATGCTCGGGACGGTACTCAACCATTTGGTCAGTCAAGCGGAAATTCATATCCGTCTCAACCCTTAGTGCTGCCTCTTTTTTATCTGGGGTTTCTTTGCCTATGATCATGGTCTTAACCGGACCACGAGCTGGGAATGTCTCCATCATCATCTCAGACTGGAACTTCACCAATGCTTCAGCAAGTAGTGGGTGGTACACACCGCACGCGCCTTCCCAGGGTTCTGACCTTTCCTCGATCTTCAAACCCAATAATTCTAGACCATCTACATAGGTTTGCATCCAATCTTTACGAGAGGCAACATCTTCTTCAAAGTCACTAAGTAACTCAGAAGCAATCATGGCAAGTTCAGCATCATCAATATGATCGGCAAGGTTTTCATCAAACCCAATGCCTTTGATTTCTTCTACATGTTCAAGATCTACGTCCATGCCTTCATCCATAGGAGGCATTTCGATTTCGATCTCAATGTTGTTCCCCATGAGAGAATCTAATCCCTGTGGGGCTTGATAAAGTGCTTTGCTAATTGCCATAATTAATCCTTAAATTAAACGTGTTCTACCGCCAGCGCGAAAAGTGTCTGGCATTTCTACCGTGTTTTGTGAAATTTGCTGATCGGCTGGAAGTTGTGTTTGTTGGGGTTGCATTGGTTGTTTAGCCTGAACTGGAGGCGCAACATACCCGGTTTTGTTTTGAATAAACTGTAATAACTGCTGGTTCTTTGGGTTGTTTGGCACGCCTGTTTCTATGGCGTTTTGAACCCGTTCATTGTAGTGTTGTGCTTGAACGCCATCTCCATTCCATACATGGAAAAACGGTTTATTAAGTCGAGCAGATAATTGTTGTTTATCTAATATTGCCGCTGGAAATCCTGCCGCATAAGGATCATATCCTTGTTTAATTAAAGACTGCTGCAGTTTATAGGCTTTGGGGTTATCCCAATTAAAGTTGTTATACCCAAAATTAGACCGCCCTTCCTCTAAAGCCATCGCTGTTAACTGATGGGGCGCTAACATCGGTACACCATATTTCTCGTGAGCCGTTTTATATGCGCTCAATAGGTTATTCATTGTTTCTTTATCATACCCCGTGTCCATTGTTTCAACGCCCGTTTTGGTCTTATCCGATGCGCGGCGCGCGGGGATATATTGACTTGCCGGTACATCCTTTGCAACGGGCCTTAAAAACTCAATGGTCTTTGCGGAATCAGGATGGTTTTTTCTCTCTGGAGCATCACGCCACTTAGGGTAATATTGTGAAAGGCTCTCAGGCATAGTGCCGGTTGGATAATACCCACCTTGCACCGTATAAATTTTTTCCTCTTTATCCGCCATAATTAATCCTTAAATGACTCTAGACATCATGTGCGTCTTTTGCACTTCTTCCAGAGATAAATTAAATTCCTTCAGCGCCAATTCCACATGAGCCAGGTCTGGGGGGCCATAGGGCGGTGCGTTCTTTAACTCGTTCACTTGTATCTTTAAATAGATGATGGTGTGCTTGCGGTATAACCATGCAATCAACCGTAGCAAAATCTTATCTATATATTTCAACATGTGTGCTCCTAGTAGTAAGCGGCTTTACGCCTGAATTGACGGGGGTCGTCTTTCTCATCTGAGTCGAGTCGTACAAACCCACCTCTTCTGTATCTAAGTAGTGCTTGGGTCATTGAGTCAACCATGTCGTCATGTTCGCCTGATGGGAAGCTTGCCACCTCCTCAACCAATTCTTCCGCCCAGTTTGTGTTGGGAATCCAGATCATACCGGATGCGAACATATCTGCTACTGCATTGAGCCTCGCTATCTTATCATTACCTTTGGTCGGCGTAAACTCCTGAACGGGAATTCCCATTGAGCGTAGTTCAAATATCAGTGGACTACCCGCCGCTTTAGCTTCAACGATCATTGCATCGGGATTCCACTCTTTGTATTCTTCATATGCGCGTTTCTTAAGTTCTGGGAACTCCATACGCTTTTTAAATGCATTTAGCAAGATAATATTGGCTTGAGCCAGTCCCGTATCGTCAGGGTGATAGAAAACACCCCAAGTTGTACATGCAGAATAGTCAGCTCGCTCTGATTTTAAGAACGCCGTATCCCAAGATTGGATCAAAAATTCGCAATATGGGGGGCTATCTTCCTCCCAAATCTTCCACCATTCCCGCTTTACAATGGCTGAAACGTCCGAAGTTGGTTGTTGTTGGTACTGCGCCATCCATTTTCCGGCAGGAAGTTCCTGATGTAGCGCTTCTAGCTCTTTTAATGACCAAAACTGAGGCCAAAGTGGTCTACCACTGGGTAAAAGGGCTGGAAACTCAATAACTTCCCACTCTTCACCCGATCTTTGGGCTGCCGCCTTCAAAACTTGACCTGTTAAGTCCTTTTTTGACCACCGAGTCATCACAATGACGATGGCTCCCCCTGGTTGTAGACGTTGGCGGGGTCCAGATGTGTACCATTCGTAGGTTTTGTCGTAAATTTCTGGGTTAGTTTCGGCTAATGTCGCCTCTTGTTCACTGTGCGGGTCGTCAATAATAAGTAAATCAGCTCCTTTACCAGTAACGGCACCGCCAATACCAATAGCAAAATACTCACCAGCGTAATTAGTAGACCATCTACCAGCTGCCTTAGAGTCTGCTTGAAGGGAAACCTGGGGGAAAATGTCTTTATACGCATCGGAATCCACTAAGTTACGGACTTTTCTACCAAAACCCACCGCTAATTCTGCGGTATGGGACGATTGAATGATTTTTTTGCCTGGATTTAGCCCTAAAAACCAGCTTGGTAGTAAATAACTGGCGAATTCTGACTTAGTATGGCGAGGCGGCATATTAATAATGAGCCTTTTTACCTTACCTTCTGCCACTCTTTGAAAGGCTGCCGCCATTTTCTCGTGGTGTCTACCGTGTATAAACGCAGGCCACATGTACTTTACATAGGCCATAAAGTCTGTTTTAGCTAAGTGTTGTGTTGTCGCTCTGCGGGCTTCGGCGATGAGTGCGCCAACCTTCTGTTGTGCAGCGGGTGGTAGGTTTGCCAGTTGCTTTTGGGCTTCAATCAGTAGTTTCGGGTCCACTGACTCTCCCTAATTCTTCATCCAGATCAATGTCCGCAATGCTTGGTGTCTTCTCTACAACATCTTCTACTGTGGCATCTACACCATACAACTCTAGAGTTTTTCTAAGTTCCGTCTCTATGTCGTTGATCTGTCGATGAGTTACGGTTATATCGACACGTTCTGAGAACAAGTTTACGCCAGCGACCTTTCCGAGCAACTCCAAGGCTTTTATGCGCTGCCTGGGATCTGGGTCAGCAGATTCAACTATTAACTTGTTTGTTACGTAATTCCGTAATCGTCTGGATACATCTAGGACTTCATGGTCCCACTCTGTGAGCAGTGCTTCTAAATTAACTATTGCGCCGGGTGTGGCTTGTTTGGTTATTCTGCCTTCCGACAGAATTTGGTGGGATAAAGCTTTATCTGAATCCGTTATTTCTACGTTTGCACCTTGTGCAATTAAGTCCTGTATTGTTTCGAAATAGGCGTGCGCTTTCTCTCTGAAGTCTTCAATCTCTTCAGGTGTGGTATCGAACGGAAAAGGAATTCCAACTTCTGGCGTTGCAATTATTGGCACTGTTTGTAAGCTCCAAGTTTTGCGTAGTATATCAGAAAAGTTTTTTAAAAAATATATACCCCCCGG